CATTGACCGTGGACCTGTAACAACAATCGGTAATTTTGAATTAGTTAAAAAACATTTTAAACGACCCTTTAAATGTATTGTCGTTCTTAGAGATTTAATGGATGTCCTAGCTTCATATATGCAGTGGTACACAGAAAACCCTGATGCCTTTCCTAATAGATTTAATTGCAAAAATGATGATGAAAAACTTGGAATGATTATGAATAAAGATGGTGCAGTTGCTAAAGATTTAGAAGCAATTAAAAACGCTTTTAATTATAAAGACATATGTCATTTTGTAAAATACGATGATATGGTTACAAATCCAGAACAAGAGTTTAGAAAAATATATCAATTCTTAGATGAGCCTTATTTTAATCATAGGTTTTTTGATCTAGATCAAATCAATATTAACGGTTTACCTTATGATGATAAAGTGGTAGGTATTAATATGCACAAAGTTTGGAGTGGCAAAGTAGAGAAAAGATATAATCCCTACATTGAAAAGATTCCAGAACGAATTAGAAAGAATTATGGACACATTAAATTTTAGTATCTGTCCCTTAGGACAAACAGTTTTAAAGTATCAAGTACCCCTTGATGTATTTAATATTATTAATCATGTGTATGAAACAAAGTACCCAACACTACCTCCAGCTAATAAACAATTGGTTGGTAAGATTGAAAAAGAACACAGTTTATTTTATCAGGGAGCAGACACTTCAAAGATGCATCACCACAATATGTTACCAGATAATGTGTTGCAATGGGTTGATAAAGCTATGGGTCACTATCTAGATTTTAATAAGATCAAAGGCTATAAAAAATCTTTAAACTCCGTTTGGGTTAATCAAATGTTTCAACACGAATACAATCCAGTGCACGTGCACCAAGGTTCTTTATATACTGGTCTATCAAGTGTTATGATTTTAAAATTACCAGAATCTTTTGGAGTAGAGTATTCTTCAGAACAAAACCCTATGAATGGAAAATTACAAATAATGGGGGCGGTATCCGGTCAATTTGCAACCTGTGATTATTCTCCTAATATTAAAGAAAGAGATTTTTATATATTTCCATATGATGTTAGACACTGTGTCCACCCTTTTAATGGACCAGGATATAGAAGAACACTAGCTGCAAACATGGATGTAGACTATAACCCAATAATGAACAGAGGAAGGGATTAATGTACGAAAATAAACAAATTACAGAACCTAAATGGAAGAGTTGGATTATTCAAACGACAACACCATTGTTTACACCTGATCAATGCAGACAAATTATTGCATCTGGAAGATCACAAAAACCACAACAAGCACAAGTGGGCATGAATAAACCTGGTGGTGGAACAGATACAAAGAAACGAGTAACCACAATATCTTGGATACCTTTTCAAGAAATGGGACATATGTATCAGGATTTAAATTCATTTATACAAAAAGCAAATGAAAATCATTTTGGTTTTGGTGATATACAAGTAACAGAGAATGCACAATTTACAGAATATCCAGTTGGTGGTTTTTATGATTGGCATATGGATTGTGATGTGAACATGCAACACGAACCACCAGTTAGAAAAATATCAATGACATTATTACTCAATGATCCATCAGAGTTTGAAGGAGGAGATTTAGAATTAATGGCCCCAGGAAAGTTTGCAAATCTTAAACAAGGTCATGCTATTATATTTGCATCATTTTTAAATCATAAAGTTAATCCAGTGACAAAAGGTATGAGACAATCTTTAGTTTGTTGGTTTGGAGGTAAACCATTTAGATGATTAGAGAAGAATTTTTCCCCACAAGTGTTTTTGGTAAAGATATAAAATTAGATAATGATAAATTAGCACAAGACATAGTCAACTGGTCTAATCAAGATCAAGGAGTACAGAAAACAAATTACAAAGGATGGCACTCTACAACTGATATGGCATCGAAACCAGAGTATCAAAATTTAGTTAATGAATTAATGATCATGTGTAAAGATATATTTAAAGAAGAATGGTTAGATAGAGAACCTATTCTTGGTAACATGTGGGCTAACATAAATCCTAAAGATGGAATGAATCAACCTCACATACATCCAAACTCATTATTTTCAGGTGTGTACTATGTTAAATCAAACCCACAAGCAGGAAGATTAAAGATATATGACCCAAGACCTGGATCACAAATAGTAATGCCTGCAAGATTAGAAGGTCAACCTCCAAAACATTTATGGAAAGATGCAAACCTTGACCCTATTCCAGGACGTATTATAATGTTTCCTTCATGGTTGTGGCATAGTGTTGAACCTAATCAATCAAATGATATAAGAATATCAGTAAGTTTTAATTTTATACAACATGGCTTTTAATAAATATCAAGTAATCAAAGGTGCGGTTAGCTATGAGTTAGCTAATTTTATATTTAACTACTTTTTGCTTAAACGAGATGCAGTTAAATTTATGTATGAAAATAACATAACTTATGACAATGGTATGTTGGGTACTTGGGGAGACACACAGATACCTAATACTTATTCTCATTACGCAGATCCTGTAATGGAGACTTTATTAATGAAAGTATTACCAGTCATGGCACAGAAGACGGGACTACAATTAATCCCCACTTATTCATACGCAAGAATTTATAAGAACGGAGATACTTTACATAGACACAAAGATAGACCAAGCTGTGAGATATCGACAACAATAAACTTGGGTGGTGAGCCATGGCCTATATTCATTGATGGAACAGGTGTTAATTCTGTTATTAATGAAAGACAAAATTTAGTTAAACCAGACGCTCCTGCAGGCACTAAAGTCTTGCTTGAAGTAGGAGATATGTTAGTATATAGTGGCTGTGAATTAGAGCATTGGAGAGAACCTTTTGAAGGAACTACTTGCGGACAAGTATTTCTTCATTATAACCATGTGAATGGTCCTTTTGCAGAAAAGAATAGGTTTGACAAAAGGCCGATGTTAGGTGTTCCACCAATACGGAATGCATAAATGGAGTTATATGTTACAAAAATTAGGTTTTCTACCAGGGTTCAACAAACAAGTTACAGAAACAGGAGCTGAGTCTCAATGGACTGGCGGCGAGAATGTACGTTTTAGATATGGTACACCGGAAAAGATAGGGGGCTGGACTCAATTAGGAGAATCAAAACTCACAGGTGTTACTAGAGGCTTACATCATTTTGTAAGTAAAACTTCTATTAAGTACGCAGCTATTGGAACCAATAGAATTTTATATGTTTATTCCGGAGGTGTGTATTATGATATTCACCCAATTAAAACAGACTTTGGAGTTTTATCAGGAGCTTTCACTTGTAATTTTACCAACAGTAGTGCTGCAGTAACTATTACTTTTCCAGGAGGAAGTTATACGACAGCTGGAATGGTAGCAGGTGATATTTTATTGATGACTGATTTTGCGGGTGGAACGGGTACAGGATTTTCAACAACAGATTTTGATGATAAAAAATTTATGGTTACTTCAGTTGATAGTACAACTCAAGTTACAATCACAATGCCAAGTGCTTCTACAGCAAGTACAACAGGAACTTTTAAAGTTCAATGGTATTATCCAGTGGGTCCAGCAGAACAAGTTGGAGCTTATGGTTGGGGAATATCTTTATTTGGTGGAAATATTTTAGGAGCAATAACAACTACTTTAAATGGTGGTTTAAGTGATGATGCTTTTGGAACAGGAGGAAGTGGAACAACGATTACATTAGCAAGTGTCAGCGGTCTTCCGAGTACCGGTACAAATTATATTCAAGTAGGTTCTGAAGAAATATCTTATACAGGAGTTAGTGGTAGTACTATAACTGGAATTACTAGAGGAGTTAGAGGATCAACAAGAGCGGCACATAGTACAGGTGCAACAGTTACTAATACTTCTTCTTACACAGGTTGGGGATCACCCGCAGCTAACACCGATTCTGTAACAGACCCCGGTCAATGGTCCTTGGACAATCTAGGTCAAACTTTAATTGCTTTAATTGTTAATGGTCCTTGTTTCGAATGGGATGCAAACGCAACCAATGCAACCGATAACAGAGCTACAATTATTTCAGGTGCACCGACAGCATCAAGGGACATGTTAGTCTCTACTCCCGATCGTCACTTAGTATTCTTTGGAACAGAGACAACGATTGGAGACACAACGACTCAAGATGATATGTTCATAAGATTCTCTTCTCAAGAAAATATTAATGACTATGCTCCAACCGCGACCAATAGTGCTGGTACACAGAGGCTGGCCGCCGGATCACGGATCGTGGGCGCTAAACTTGGTAGAAATGCAATCTAT